GCGCCGGGGCAGTGGTGTCATGCGTGGTATGGCGCGTGGTCAAATGCAACAGAGCATGTGGAACCTACGCTACAGTGCTCTTCACCACCGTTTCGGTTCTCGCTATGGCGGTGGTATGGGTGGCGGTGCTGACGCTGGTATCGCCAAGTCTGTTGAAATGCTTGAGAAAGACGTAGACAACCTCCAGCGCAATAAGGAAAATCGCAAACGCGGTGGTGATGAGTCCGTCATCAACATCCAGAAGGCTACCCCAAATCTCGGTCCTAAGTCTGGTGAATATGCACCACATCTGAATAACATCATCGTTTACCTGAACGACATCCAGTATCAACTCAAAGTACAAAATGAGATGATGCGGAAGCGTGAGATTGATGACGATAGAAGTGCACGTGAAGATGATCTTGAAAGCCGAAGTAGAAAATTTGGTCTTGGTTTTGGTGTGGGTGCTGGTATGGGTATGGGCGCTGGCATGAGAGACATGGCTGACCGTGCAGGTACTAGTATTTTCAGCTTTCTCATGAACAGTATACCGTTCGCAGCATTGGGTACGTTCATGGCATTCCAACAGCAATTCAGAAGTATTTTTGAAATGCTGGACCGTGGTGTCAGGGGGGTGGGTGGTGTATTCGGTTCTTCTGATGACGCATGGGCAGAGCTACTTCAAGGATTGACTGTTGGCGGGTTAACAATTCCCAAAGACCTAAACAGAAACATGGTGCGTGGTCTGGCAAATGCCCAAAGAGTATCGAGAGAAGCCTTCCAAACTATGCGGGCGGGAGCAAGAGCCGTGACAAACGGTCGAGCCGTTGGCGCTGCTATGCGCGGTGTGGGGGCTTTCACACAAGCACGTATACTGTTTTTGGGTAGAGCCTTTGAAGGAGTGCTTGCATCGATACAGCAATTCACCAGTCGCGTCTTGCCTAGACTACTTAATGTATTACCACGACCACTTGTAAATCTACTTTCATCGGGTCTTAGAGGTCTGAGCAGAAAACTGAGTGGCGTGTATGCACTATTTGAATTGGTTATGCTCATCTGGAACACCATTCAATCATACCAAAGTGGTGAGATTAATTGGTCAGAATTCCAATCCAGATTACGCGAACAAATTCATCGCATCATCGAAATCATCGGTATACCCATATTATGCCAACTCATCGGTGTTGCTGCTGGTGGTGCGCTTGGTGCTGGTGTGGCTTCTTGGATCACTGCCCCGGTGGGTGGTTTCCTTGGTCTTGTGATTGGTATCTTCTGGGGTGACGAAATATATTCAATGTTCGGTAGAAGAATTGTAGATGAACTCTTTGACTTCGTCGTCAATGCGAGTGACAGTGAAACGGGGATCATGGGCGCATTCACAATAATGGCTGAAAGCTTGTGGTCAGACTTTTCCATGTTCGCAGAGCGGAAGTTCAATGAAGTGCAGAGGCAGGTCACAGAGGGGGCCCGTAATGCTGTATCAGGCGCATGGGGGTTTGTAAGAGATAACTGGGCCGCTGGTCTCATGGGTATTCCGGGTGTCGCACCCACTGTAGCAGGTATACGGGCCGCTGGCGAACTCTTACCCGGTGAAAGAAATGGTGAAGAAGTTGGTGCCCAAAATGCTGGTGAATACAGGCGCAATGAAGATGGCATCATCACCACAATCACACCAGAGGCACGCGCCTTACTCAACACCATCGCCGGATCAGAATCCACTGGATACAATGATATCGTAGGTAGTGGTGGTTTTGGTGCCCCAGCAACATTCACAGGTTACTCGGACCACCCAAGAATACAAGGAGTGGCATTGAGGAATGGTAGATGGGAAAACGTAAGACACATCGGTGAGCGTGGTGTCAACTACAGCACTGCTGCCGGAAGGTATCAATTTACTGAAACAACGTGGGATAATCTCAAGGAAAAATACCCCAATCTCCTCAGAGACTTCAGACCTTCAACACAAGACCTAGCTGCTTGGTTGTTGGCTCAAGAGGACTTTGGTGGTGATCTTCAGGCTGCTCTTGAGAATGGACAATTCAGGGAAATCGCTAGACGACTGAATTCGACTTGGACATCACTTCCGGGTGGTATTGAAGAAAACCGTCTCACTAGGGATTACATGGCGAATATGAGAACAAACATGGCCGCTGCTCTCGACATGACCAGAACCACGGTCAATAATAACACCACGACACCGCAACCAACACCAGTGGTGGTAAACCAACAAGCTCATAATGGTGAGCGAAATCTGGTAAGACCGGGTACACCTGTTGCAGAACAAATCGCTTCACTTGCACCAGACTTCGACGCATTTTCTCCCACCCGGAGCGGTGGGTGGTAGAGAAAGAGGGGAGCAGGTACCTCCTGCTCCCCACAAACTTTTAGGCGCTGTCGGCAAACGTTTTGAACGCTGCCAGAGCCTCATCATCATCATCGGCCTCAATACTTGGACCGGAAGCTACGTCTTCCGATGGAGGAGTGTAAATATCCTCCTCATCCTCATCCTGCGTTACCTCAACGGTCTCGGCAGTATCACCACCGGACTTCTGACCCAGAACCTTCTTCAGCCGTGCTGACAGTTCCTCATAGGTCTTGAATGTTGAGGGGTCGATGAACTCCTGAAGGGAGAATTCTTGCTTCCAGATCGCTTCCATGGCGTCATCGTCATCCAAAAGAGGTGAGGGGTCTTCCCACAAAGAACTCTCATAGTTCGGATAATCATCCACGTTGCGAACGCGAAGTTTGAAGTTTGCACCTTTCCAGAAGTTGAAGGGATCAAACGGTGTTTCGTCATCAAATTCGGGGTGCATGGCCGTTTTGATTTTGTCGAAAATCTGCTTACCGTAGTTAAACAGAAACACCTTACCTTCACTATCCGGGTTACTGGGATCAGACACCACGTAAATATTGGACACGTAGTGAAGCTTGCGCTTCTGTTTCCGTGCAATATTCTTATTGGCCTCGACACCAGTGTCCCAAAGACGGCTGTTGTACTCAGATACAGGGTCATCCTTGCCGATAGTGGTCAGTGACTTGTTGATGTACCAACCACCGGGACCTTTAAAGAAGTGGTCCCAGTACCGGATAAACGGATAATCTTCGTTCTGGGGGCTTGGAAGAAAGCGGATAATGGCAGTACCATTTCCGGCCTTGTCCCTCGTCGGTTCCCAGAACCGATCATCCTGTTGGAATTTCCCCGCATCAAGCTTCTCAGCTTCTTTGGAGAGACGTTCGAAGTCAGCGTTACCGCCTTTCTTCATTGCGCCAAAATCTTTACTCATATGCGTATCCTTTCATATCATGCATATCTCGTATCAGCTTATCCACAGTCTCATAATCACGGGGTATTTATACCGCTTCAAGCAACACTTTTTTGTACTTGTCACGGTCGAAGTCCATGAAGGACTTCAATTTATCCAGCCGGAATCTTTCATCCGGCCAGACAAATTTGTCATTAAGAGAGCGGGTCCAGTAGTCGAACACTTTGGCTAGATCGTCACAGATGATTAGGGTCTGCGGCGATACCTCACCCTTCTTGTAAGCCTCATAAATTTTTGGATACTGTCCTTTCTTGACAGTAAAGGCTTCATCTAACGAAACGAACTTCTGAAGCTCTCTCTTAAAGTAATACGGTGACGTTCCGTTCTTCCAGAATGCCAACGCTTTGTCCTCGATATCAGGGGCAACCATGTCTGTCAAGTAGGTATTTTTGTTTTTGAAGAATGAGTAGATCATGATCTCTTTGAGAAACTTTTTTCGTGACAACATTTTGAACAGGGTCTGATCGTGGCGCTTGTCATACGCTTCTTGACTGGTTTTTACCTTCCCATGAAACTTCACATAGTCGTAGGTCTTACGTGTGAAGTGCTGTCTCATGGCAAGGTACATCACGTATGCCTCAGTTGGGTGCATCCTCATACAACTCTTCATCATTAGAAAGCATAAGCTCTGTTCTCAGCACAATCCATTCTCTTTCACTAAAGGCATCGTTGTATGGTATAAAGAACACATCTTCTTGAGCAAATTCAACAAAACCATCTCTAGCTTTATAGTCTTCTTCCATGATATCTTCTTCAGGAGAAACCCGCATCATCACCCTACCATTTTTTGGATGGTAATAAAGCACTCTGCGATCAAACTGATCTGGGGTATACTTCTTTACTGCAAGGTTATCAGTTACTTTTGTTCTCATTACGATTTCCTTCTCGGCAACCTTTTTGTCTTGGGGAGATAATTAAGGTCCTCGGCGTCCTTCTGAACCAGAGCCTTGATAGTCGGATTCATCTTGATGATAGACGCAGCCACCTCAATCTCAATCCCTCTTTTAGTGCACACTTCGATCACGGCTTCCATATGGCTGACGCCATCGGATGCCGCAATTGATCTTACTTCGGTGAGAAACTCTTCTGATACAATCATTCTACTTCGACGCATGCCCTCTTCAAAGTGGTGGTTTTTTAAGAGAACCACCAAACTCTTTCGTTTTTCCAGCAGCCGGAGTGTCAAATTCAAACTACTGCGAATGTGCCCATCCCGAAGATTCCGAGGTTTCCCACACGTGGTTTTCAGACACATCTCATTTGGTAATATTTGTCCCAAGTATTCCGTCAAATCCCTGAGTCCGGGTTAATTACCAACCTGATCTCACCGTCTCATACTTATAGACGATGGTCAATCACTTTTTTCGTACAATTTACGATCTTCATCAGAAAATTCAGTGGCCCCAACAGAAGCAGTAGCCGCATACGCCATGGTTCTACGTGCCAACGCAGCACCACGAGCACCTACAGTCGCCGCATTGCGATTCTGCATATTGATATTGACCACGTTCTGTGGCGCAACACCAAAACTATGAGCTTGCCGAACCACATCAACACCTTCGGCAAGGAAGTTCACAGCCCACTCACGGTTCTTGAAGGACTGAATGATCTCCTGCACGTCAGCATGTGAGAAAGTCTGTGAAGCATTCTCCTGCCCATCCGTGATGATCACAAACTGTACGACCTCACCCTTACGAAGTTTCATCTTCTGGAGATCGTATGCCGTGTTACCAATGGCATCATACAGTGCCGTCATACCGTTCGGGGAAACAGGTGGCACAGTCCAGTGTCTCAACTTTTGCACCGAACCTTTCACCAGACCATTATACTCATTGATAATAGCGGCACCATCATAAAGATCACTAACATTATCCATTGGAGTGTATCCATAACCCGCCGAACTGAAATAGTTCAAAGACACGCGAACGGAAGTGTTCTCGTCCTTTCGAAGTGTTGCAACATACTCTTTAATCATGGCAATGGTGTTGTTCCAGTTGCCTGACATTGAACTCGATTTGTCCAACAGAAATTGGACTAAGACTTTATTTTTCTTGCTCATCATTCTTTCCTTCCGATGTGCGTGTGTGTTGTTCCCGCTTCCGAATATTTCTGGAACGGGTCTGTGTATCGTTACTGGTATCAGCAACGAATCCGTAATACTGGTTGCCCAGTGTAAGAACTTGATTTTGTGTTGGGAATTGAAGTG